TACTGCTCCAAGACCCGCGATTCCTAATCCAAGAAGTTGAGATCCTCTGCTTGGTGGAGGAGTTGTCATTCTTGACGTAGTTTGTTGCAACGCTGGAACACCTCTGAATATGTCAGATAAGAAACCTACTCTCTGGAATGGTAAAGCCTCTTGTGCTAATTCATTTGCTCTTGCTATATCAAGTTGTCTTTGTCCTTGCTGTTGCTGTAAACCACCCACTCCAAGCAATGTGTTCACATCTTGAACATTTAACTGTTGTCCTAATTGTCCAAGAGCCGCGGTTTGTGTTCCCATTTGCCCGATTTGTGCACCGAGTGCGCCTGTTGTTTGCCCTAATTGACCAGTGAGTTGTGCTTGTCTTAGAGCCTGACTTGCTTGTTGTTGTGCTAAGTTCTGTGCTTGTTGAAATCCTTGTGATCTTAACTGTGCACCAGTTCGTGCTTGTTGATCCATTACGTTTCTTGCAATCTCTGCTTGAGCTATACCTTGTCTAGATCCACCAAATGCACCAGCTCCTACGGCTTGTCCACCTAGTTGATTCTGTTGCATCTGTCCTTGTCTTGCTATATCAGCTTGTGTTGCTGCGATTACATCTTCTGTAAATGGATTCATAAATTGTTGATAAGCAGTTGGATCAAAACCAGCTTGAGCAGTTTGCCCTATAGCACTTCCTATTGTTCCAAGACCAGCACCAACAGCTCCTATACCTTGACCAATCGCCTCACTGCCTCTTTGTACAAAAGGCTCAAAAGAACCCACGCCTGCTCTGGCTCTTTCTATAGCGTCCTTTTGACTTTGTGAAAGACCTTCTAATCGCTGTGCCGCAAAAGGCATAGATGAGCCTGGTTCTGTAAGAGCCTCTGCACTTGCAAAAATATCAGCTAAAAAATCTTCTTGGAATGGTGCTAATCTTACGGTTTGTTCTGTAGTTTGCGTAGCCATTATGCGACCCTTTCTAATTCAGACATCATTTCGTACATTCTTGCAGCTCCAACGTCTCTATCTCCACCACCTGCACCTCTAACTGCTTTTGCAGTTAGTACAAATTCACCATCTGATAGTCTTGCTGGTACAGAATCACTTGTGCCTGTCCCAGGTCCTTCAACTTCACCACCATTAGCAGCAGTCATTATTCCTACTTCTCTATCTCTATCTCTACGTTCTTCTTGTTTTTTTAAATCTTCAAAATATTTTTTTCTATCCTCATTATCATCTAAGTTATAACTTTTATTACCTATAAAACCAAGACCTAATCTAGATTCACCAACTGGGTCTGGTCTCGGTGTAAATGTTTCTTGTTTTGGTTCTTCACTAAGTGCAGCTAAACTTCCAATACCGCCAATAGTCGCTATGCCAGTAGGAGTTTTAGCAAACTTTACTGCTTTATCAAAAAAACTTGAAGGTTGTGCGGCTTGTTGTATTGCACTAACAGATGTTGTATCTGTTGGAGAGATCATCATTTCGGGCCCACTAATAACAGAGTCTGTAACGGCAGATGTTCCAGCAGCCGTGGTACTTGGTGCGGCAGCCGTAAACAATTTACCACCACTTGCAGCATATCCACCAATCCCACCAAGAAGTGCCGCTTTCAATGCGTCATCTGTGTCATAACCTGCAGCCAGTGATCCTATACCAGCACCTAGAGCAGAGCCTATGGCAGCAGAACCAAGTGGACCTCCTATGGCAAAACCAATAGTTCCACCTATAACTGGCGCTGCTGTTTTTAAAATTTTTCTAAAACTTTTAAATATACCCATTTATGACACCGACACAGTAACATTACCTAATGTAGCAGTTCCAGAAGATCCGTCAACACCTGCTATGTTTATTAAACTTATCTTAACATCATTTCCTTGTCTATACAAGGTTCCAACTTCTAAACCCACATCACTTGTGGGCATGTTTGTAAATACTAGTTTAGTGTTTCTTCCTTCACCTGGATTATTAGATTGTTCTATAAAAAGATCTAATGCTCTAACTAAATCAACAACGTATGTTTGATCTACCTCTCCAATTGGCAAAGGCAGTCTTGGTGAAACAAGGTTTCTTGAAGACATTACCTTCTCCCATCTGGTCTAACATCAACTCTCGGTGTTCCTAGTTTCCAAGCGACACCTTGTTCCGTTGATTCTAGCTTCATATTGAAAGAACGTCCTCTAAGTCTAACATTAATTAAATCTGTAAACTGTTCGATTGGTGTTATGGAAGTCCTTGCACTTGAGCCAGATGAGGTGCTGTCGTAAGTGCTGCCAGGTCCTTTTCTTGCTTGTAGTGTAAAAGTAGCTGTTGGATTACCAGTGTTTGATGTGGATCCATTAAATGTAATATCTGGAATAAGTTGTTTTATAAAACTAAATTGATATCCATCACCTATATCTATTTGACTAGATTCTATAGATGCAGTCATAGCTGAACCATCGTCATCATTACCATTTTCGTGTTCAAATAAATTAGGAGAACCTGCGGCTATGGGGAATGAACGTATTCCCCTATCAATCCAAGCTGTTCTAGAAAGTGTTCCATAATACCATGTCTTTTCTAAATAATTGTAAATGACATATTTATCATTTTCTTCTGAACTAGCTGATGGATAGAACCACCATATCTCACCCCACTTAGAATTAACACCTGCAACAACTTTATCTGATTGTGTTGTGTTAAAATCTAAAAACACTTTGTCTCTAACTGTGCACGGTATCTGTTGAGTTTGTCCGCCATAAACATAAAAATTATCTTTACCCATCCAGAACACTGCATCATCTACTGCAACGGCAGCTTTAGGACTCATGATAGTAATGTTTTTAGAAAGTTCTTGTAGACCAAAAGTAAAAGGCGGCCCGATAAATCTCATGCTAAATAAACTTCTGTCCGTATAAACAAGTATTTGTTGTTTTGTTTCAACTGCTTGTACAAATGTAGATCCACTACTTAATCTTAAATCTCCAGCAGTATTTGTGGCAGTCGGTGTAAAATCTGTTAAAGATTCTTGAGAACCAAAGCGAATAAGCAAAGGATCTTGTGTTGTGGTTCCGATAGTATTGGTTCCAAAAACAATAACATGTCTATCAAGATCTGATACTAAAACTTGTTTTGCAATCGTAGGTGAATCTGAAGCACCACTTAAACTTGTTATATTTACTGCCGCCGTACCAGTGCCGTTTGTTTTATCCCAATGAAAAATACCACTGTCTCTTGCGTTAATTAATAAATCTTCTCCAAAATTATCATGGCTCCACAGACGAATATTAGCAGTCGTTCCACTTGTCGCTGCTTCACCCCAACCAAAAGTTGTTAAATCTGAATTAACACCACCGTAACCACCAGCACCCCATCCATTACCACCAACACCAGTGTTAAGACCAACATTGATTTGATATACACCATCCACACCAGATCCACCATTACCACTATCGGATCCAGTTGCAGTTGCACTAGCAGTTATCTTATATGAATTAGCATTAACAATGGATGTTATTTGATGTTCTGTGTTCAATACAGATGCTGTGATGTTACCGCCTAAACTAACTGCACCAGATATTGTAACAAAATCATTCGCCACTGCACCATGAGACGAATCTGTTACCGTAAGTTCAGCAGATCCATTTGTTGCAGAAAACGTAATACTGTTTGTAGAAGTTTTTCGAGTGGGTGTGATATCGTTAAAAGTACCACCCTCTTCTATATAATATTTTAAGTGTGTTCCCACACCTAGAAAATTAGAACCATCTAACGCTATCCAATTGTGTAAAGCTCTTGCAGTTCCTTGATAAGTATTGTCAGATTGTTTAACCCAGCCACCTATCTTTTCTGGAAAGCCTGCATAAAATCTAACTTTCTCACAATCAAAAAAACCACCTTCATTAGAATATGATGTAATTTCTCTGTTTATTCCTGGTCTGAATTTCAAACTCGTCAAGGGCATGAATCTGTACTACCTCTAAAAAGAACAAGATTATTCGCCCTCTGGAGCAACGTAATCACCAACAGTTCCATATTCTCCAGCTAACGCTTTTGTTAACATTTCACGACCATGTTCCTCTGGATCATGAGGATTACAAAGAAACTTATAATATCCATCATTTTCAGTCATTCCAAGATCTGCATAATGTGAAAATTTAGCATCTACCCAAACACTAGTTTTTTCTGGATTGGCATAAACTGGATTTTTTGCACCAATTAAGGTAGCTCCATTACCTTTTATAGTTATAGTCATTTGTAGTCTCCTTATTCTTCATATTCAATCCAACCATTAATCATATATTTGTCCCCAGAAAGAGGTGGATTACCTCTATGAGTATGTGTAAACCCTGATGGACAAATTACTAATGTACCTTTTTTTGGTTGAACTCTCAACGATTGGTACAAAAATTCTGTCTCTCCACCCTCAGTAACATCATTCAAGTATAACATTATCAATAGTAATCTTGCACCAACTACTCTACTACCATTTTCACAATGCCATATATGATAACCCTCTGAGGGTTTAGTTTTCTGTATTTTAATATCATCATAGAATCTATGTTTGGCAACTGTTTCTAATATACCATATTTTTTAGCGTATTCCATGTAACATCTAAATGTTGCTTCAACAAATTTTTGCACATATTCTTGTTGTTGACTAAATAAAATTGACTTTTGTAAATTTGGTTTATTAACTACCACAAGATTATTGTCAACTGAATGATGTGTATAGCCAGTGTCTCTCCTTGCTATAGTTAGATTTAATCTTTCAGATTCTTCATAAAGTGATATTATATTATCACATTCTTGCGGTGTAATTACATTGTCAAAAATACCTATAAAATCATCTATTTTGTAAGCACCAACTGTATTATTTATTCTACCATCCATATCAATCCCATCTATGACTTATCCAACCAGTGGTTATAGTTTTTTCATGTTCGTTTGTTATTTGACCAACATGAGTGTGTGTCCAATCACTAGGAAAAATTACAGTTTTACCCTTTTCAGCTTTTTCTGTGTGATTGAAATACTTAAAATGTGTACCTCCATTAGGCACATCGTTCAAATATGTTGTGAAAACTAATACTCTTTTTATTGATTTGTCAAAGGAACCAGTTCTTTCACAGTGTTCTTTTTTAAAACCACCACCCTTTTTATAGTGCTGTATAATAAAAGGTTCAGTCATACCCATAATCCAATTGTCATTTATTGCTGAGTAAACGTCTATATATTTGTGAACACTCTCGGTTAAATGGTCATCATATTTTTTAAAAAATGGAATATGTAACACATTACCCATTCTAATTACTAGATCAGTGCTATCCTTGACAGATGTGTCGAATTGCTCTGCTCCACTACCACTTACACCTTTTGTATGTTGATTATGGTTTGACCAAAAAAAATTTACCATCTCATCACAAATACTTGTGTCTAAGTGAGTCGTAGCAATAAAATTTTGTTGTGTCACTATGAAATCCTATGACCCATTCCACATTTAAATTGTTCAGTAACATATGAAAATGATTTATATGTTCCAGATAAAGAATAACTATTACTCATATTATGAGTAGTGCCTGATGATTTAAGATTAGAATAGTTAGAATTAGGAGTAAAAGTACCGTTATTGTCATGTCGCATTAAAGAAAAACTTCCTACTGCATCATGAGCGTAAACAATACTACTAGGACTAGGTATACTTGTTAAGTTAGAACCATTCACAGAACCAAAAGTACCACCTGATATTTTACTACCATCTAAAGTTGGAACACGAGCTGCATCTAATGTTCCACTAGATATGTTACCAGCACTTAAACTTGTTAGACTGCTACCATTTAGTGCTGGTAAATTACCAGTTAATTTAGTTGCATCTAAAGTCTGTGTCCCAGTTACAGTTGTGCCACCAACGATCAAAGCCATATTACATCTCCTCTAATTTAAATTTATATTTTTTACCATTTAATCTGTTTAATAAAAACAAATCCTCTGATCCCTCTTGAATAGTCCAAGAACCTCTAGTTCCGTCTACTTCATTATCTCTTGTTTTAGTGTTATTTAAATTTATATCACCAGTGTATATGTCTCTCCATTGTTTAGATGAAGAACCTAAATCAAATGAGTCATCAGTTGACGGTAAAAGAGAACCACCAAATGTGGCACCTGCATTAAATGTGGCTGCACCTGCCTCACTACCATCTATTGTGAGAAATGTTGTATCAGAATTATTATCTGTTCCTTTAAATATAATATCAGTGTCATTGCCTTGTGCATCAATGGTTATATTACCAGTGGATGTTGCTAGTGTACTCGCTGCATCTCCAGTTGCAATATCGTCTAATTTTGTGGTTGTGTCTACAGTTGCAAATGAAAGTGTCCCACTACCATTTGTTTTAAGAAACTGATCAGCAGAACCATCACTTGTAGGAAAAGTAAGACCTCCAGCTATCAAAGAAGGAATGTTAAGATCTGTAAAGGCATCAACAACTGCCGCTCCACTACCCGCACCGTCTAAATAAACTGCTTTTGCATGTCCAGCAGGTATAGTGACGTTTCCACCAGATCCTTGTGATATGATTATATTTTGTGATCCACTTGTAGCATTTTCAATAATATGCACTCTTTTTAAAGTATTTGGACCTATGGTTATTGTACACGCAGAATCTAATGTTCCAGTGTATTTAATGAACATAGCTCTACCTTCATCTGCCGATCCATCTGCTACTGTCGTGGTATGTGTATCAGCGTTGGTAGTAATACCCTCTGTGCCAAAACCTAGTGCTTCACCAATCAATTCAAGATTTGTATTTGTTGAAGTACCCCAAGTACCAGACTCATCTCCAGTTGTAATTTCTTTTAATCTAAGATTGTTAACATACGTTGCCATTATGCCACCCTTTCAATCCAGTTTGCTACTTGATCTGGAACAATTAAACCCCAGACATTCTCCTCACCAGTAGAACCAGTTCCACTAACTCCCGTCAAAGATAACACAGAACCCCCAGACATTGCAAGTGTACCTGTAGAAATTTGTACTTCGATTCCAGACAAAGCTACATTTGAACTCCCTACAACTGACTCATTACCTAATGATGTTGTTCCTACAACTGTTGTTACTGGTGCTCCAGTTGTTGTTTGTATTCTAAACACAATAGGAGTATCGATTTGACCACCCATCGCTGAGTGGATAGAACAATAATAATATAACGTAGGTGCATTAGTGGCTACAGTTATTTCTGTGTAAGCACCAGAACTACCAGGAGTACCAGCAGTTGTTACGCCAGTTGTATATTCAGAGCCACCAGCATGAGTTCCGTTTGATGTTGTAGACAATCTTAATGGGTGTCCATCGTTACTACTATCGCTTTGATCAAATCTATATGTATTGCCTTCAAAGAAAGTTAAAGTGTCTTGTTGAACTCCATCAATGAAATATTTATTACCAGAATCAGTTGATACCACTGTTACTGTATGAGTTATTGTAGAAGCAGAATACCCGCTTATTAACGCAGATGTAGAAACACCAGTGGTTGCAACATTAGCAGTTCCTACCTCAACTGTGTTTCCTACCGCTGAAGTACCTGTTAGACCAGTCTCTACAACTACGGCTCCAGCAGTAGTGCCTTCATCTCCGAGTGCGGTAGTGCCCGCAACACCAGTGACACTAAAGGTACAAGTTCCAGTAATCGTAGGAGTGTTAACTTGACCA